CACTAAACTAATAGACTAAATACTTCAATGGCATACAAAAAGAAATTTTTAAACAAATCGGGTGTATCAAGCCCTATCTCTGGTATTAATAGTAATACCGGCGCATGGAATAGTTCGCCAGGACAAAATGGCTCAAGTACTGGTGGATGGAATAACACAGAGTTTGGTTATAAGAATTATATGAGTAGACTTCCTGAAGTCTATACAGGACATCCTAATCGTATTGAACGTTATAACCAATATGAAATGATGGACGTTGATGCTGAAATTAATGCGTGTTTAGATATTTTAGCAGAATTTAGTACACAGAAAAACAAACATAATAAAACACCATTTAACATTGAATTTAAAGATGAGCCAACTAATCATGAAGTTGAATTGTTGAAAACACAATTACAACAATGGTGCAAATTAAACGAATTTGACACTAGAGTATTCAAAATTTTCCGTAACGTTGTTAAATACGGAGATCAAGTCTTTGTTCGTGACCCAGAAAACTTTAAGTTATATTGGGTCGATATGGTTAAAGTTATTAAAGTTATTGTTAACGAAAGTGAAGGTAAAAAGCCTGAACAGTATGTAATCAAAGACCTCAACATCAACTTACAAGATTTAACAGTAGCACAAAAAACAAACACAGACTTTGCTGCAAACCCAGCAACAGGCTTAGGTGGCAGTGGTGGCGGTACAAACACACCATATACTGTTCCAGCTATGCCATATAATACAAGTGGTAGCCGTTTTACATTGGGTCAAAGTGAAAGTTCAATTGACGCAAAACATATTGTACACTTAAGTTTAACAGAAGGTCTTGACAGATTCTGGCCATTTGGTCAAAGTATTTTAGAAAACATTTTTAAAGTCTACAAACAGAAAGAATTACTTGAAGACGCGGTTCTTATCTATCGTGTACAACGTGCTCCAGAACGTAGAGTATTTAAAATTGATGTAGGTAACATGCCAAGTCACATGGCCATGGCATTCGTAGAACGTGTTAAAAACGAAATTCACCAAAGACGTATTCCAAGTCTTTATGGTGGTCCAAGTATTGTTGACGCAAGCTATAATCCATTAAGTATGAACGAAGATTACTTCTTTCCTGTTACAAGTGACGGTAAAGGAAGCAGTGTTGAGTTATTAGCAGGTGGTCAAAATCTTGGTGAAATCGATGACTTAAAATACTTTAATAATAGATTAGCACGTGGCTTACGTGTTCCAAGTAGTTATTTACCAACAGGCCCAGATGACAATACTACCCCAATGAACGATGGTCGTGTTGGCACAGCAATGATTCAAGAATTTCGTTTCAATCAATATTGTGAACGTTTACAGAATTACATGGCTCTTAAATTAGACGAAGAATTTAAACTATTCTTACGTTGGAGAGGCTTTAATATTGATAGCGGTTTATTTCAACTTACATTTAATCCACCACAAAACTTTGCTAGCTATCGTCAATCAGAAATGGACACTGCTCGTGTAAACACATTTACAGCAGTTGAACAATATCCTTATATTAGTAAACGTTTTGCAATGGAAAGATTTTTAGGCTTGACTGAAGAAGAAATTGCCAAAAATGAAAAATTATGGCGTGAAGAAAATCAGAAAGATGTTATTGATGAGCCTAAAGGTAGTGACCTTAGAAGCATTGGTGTCAGTGTAGGCGACTTAGAATCTGATCAAAAAACAGCAGATGAAATGAATGCGCCACCTGAAGAAGGACTAGGCCCAGAAAATGTCGCAGGTCCAGTAAGCGCAGCTCCAGCAGGACAAGCCGGTGCAGCAGCAGGCGCAGCAGGCGCACCCGCAGCAGGTGGATTAGCAACACCTGGCGCAATTGGATAATAGATAAATAGTTGTATGAAACTCACAGAAATGTTTGACCCACCAGTTGCAGGATATCAGGATACCAATGCTGATAACAGCAAACCTGTATGGAGAACATCACGTAAAACCAAATTAACACTTAAACAAATACGTAAACTACGTAGAATGTTAGATGTTCGCAACTACGAAAAGAAACAATATCTAACAAAAGTTCGCGCACAATACGGCGCAAAACCAGCTGAAGGTGCTGGTGCTCCCACATTATAATAGCACTTATCTCCTAAAAACGTAAAAAATAGTACTATATTGAGTACTTTTTTGTGCTACTCGCTAAATAACTTTACAAAGCCATTTGTAAACAACTCAGGAGAATTATAATGGACAATAAAAAATTTGAACAACTCATTGATCTTATTATCAATGAAAATGAAGAAAAAGCAAGTGAATTATTTCACGAAATCGTTGTAGAAAAGTCACGCCAAATCTATGAATCAATCATGGACGAAGAAATGATGAGTATGGAAGAAGGCATGGACGAAGGCATGGACGAAGGCATGGACGAAGGCGGCATGGGCGGTCAAGTAGGCGATTTACTTGACGAAATTAATGCTGAAGAATCAGGCATGACCGAAGGTGAAGAAGAAAGTGCAGTATTCGACTTATCTGGCGACGAACAGGGCGACATGAGCGATGAAGAATCAGCACATCACGATATTGAAGATCGTGTAGTTCGCGTTGAAGACAAATTAGACGAATTAATGGCAGAGTTTGAAGAACTCATGGGCAAAGAACATGATGATAAAGATGCCGAATTCGATGACGAAGCTGAAGAAGCAGGCGAAGAAGAAACTCATGACCTCGAAGACGAACATGATGAAGAAGATGAAGAAGATTTAGAAGAAGGTCGTATGTGTTCACATTGTCATAAATCACCATGTGAATGTGATGACGATGAAGACGAAGACATGGAAGAAAGTGTCATGGAAAACGTAAATCTTCCTAAAGTTCCTTCACCAAAACATGGTGACGATGGCTCAAACAAGAAAAGCACAGTAGCTTTCAACTCAGGACAAAAAGGAATGGCAAGCAAGCCAGTAAAATTCAGTGGCGATGCTGAAACTGTTCCAACAGGTCCTAAAAAGCCACACGATGCTTATACAAAAGGCGAAGGTAATTTACCAGGAGCAGGTCAATTCAAGAATGTTCCAGGCAAAAACAACTTCAAAGACAAAGGTGACTCAACACCAAAACCAGTGACAAAAGATGGTTCAGCGAACCATAAAAGTCCTGTAGCTAAGTAAGGAATCTGAGAAACAATGGCTTTGTATCTCAAAGAAAATTTAACATTTGACCGCGCTGAAATCGTGGTAGAAAGTGTTAAAGAAGAAGGCGATAAGAAGAACCTGTATATGAAAGGTATCTTCATCCAGGGTGGGGTAAAGAACGCAAATGAGCGTATTTACCCTGTCTCTGAAATTGAAAACGCCGTAAAAACTCTTAACGAACAGATTACAACAGGTCATAGTGTATTAGGTGAAGTCGATCACCCAGATGACTTAAAAATCAATTTAGACCGTGTATCACATATGATTACTAATATGTGGATGGACGGTCCTAATGGTTTTGGCAAATTAAAGATTCTACCAACTCCAATGGGTCAGTTAGTAACTACCATGTTGGAGAGTGGTGTTAAACTTGGCGTGTCCAGTCGTGGATCAGGTAATGTAGATGACAGGGATGGCCGTGTAAGTGATTTTGAAATAATCACTGTTGATATTGTTGCTCAGCCAAGCGCACCAAACGCATACCCAAAAGCAATTTATGAAGGTCTTATGAATATGAGACATGGTCATAAAATACTTGAAGTTGCTAAGGAAGCTAGCGGTGACAGAAAGGTACAAGAATACTTGAAGAACGAGGTAACTCGTTTGATCAAGGAACTTAAAATTAAATAGAGGAACTAGATATGCTAGATGCTATCAAACCATTGCTCGATAGTGGTTTAATCAACGAAGATGTCGGACAAGAATTAAACAAAGTCTGGGAATCTAAGTTGATGGAAGCCCGTGATCAAGTACGTTCCGAACTCCACGAAGAGTTTGCACAACGTTATGAACACGACAGAATTGTGATGGTAGAAGCCCTAGATAAGATGATAACCGAAAGCCTACAAAGTGAAATTGCAGAATTTCATGAAGAAAAGAAGGCTCTTAACGAAGATCGCGTACAAGCAAAAATGAAGCTCAAAGAAAATGCAGCAAAGTTCAATAATTTTATGGTTACAAAATTAGCCGAAGAAATTAAAGAATTACGTGCAGATCGTCAGATTGCTCTTGAGAATCAACGTAAGCTTGAACAATTTGTAGTTCATGCTCTTGCTAAAGAAATTAAAGAATTCTCGCAAGACAAGAAAGCAGTTGTTGAGACCAAAGTTAAGTTGGTTGCTGAAGGCCGCAAAACACTTGAAGCACTTAAGACAAAATTTGTCAATGAAAGTGCAAAAAGAATTAATGCAGCAGTCACATCTCATCTTAAGGGTGAAATTTCACAACTCAAGGAAGATATTAAATCAGCTAAAGAAAATAACTTTGGTCGCAAGTTGTTTGAAGCCTTTGCAAGTGAATACTCTGTAACTTACTTAGATAAGAATGCAGAAACTCGCAAACTTCTTTCAGCTTTAGAGCAAAAAGAACAACAATTAGCTGAAGCTACAAGCAAAGCAGCGGAAGCCGCTAAGTTAGTAGAATCAAAGGATCGTGAAGTTCGTATTATTAAAGAATCAACTCAGCGTGAAAAAGTAATGAGCCAATTACTCAGTACTTTAAACAAAGAGAAATCACAAGTAATGCAATCTTTACTAGAAAGTGTCCAAACAACAAAATTGCAGGCCGCTTTCGACAAATATTTACCAGCAGTTCTCAATACAGGTTCAGAGAAAGCAGCACCTAAAAAGGCTATGATCAATGAAAGTGTTATTGCAGAAGTAACTGGTAACAAAACTGCCCCAAAACAAGAAGTTGATGTTGACGAGCGTGACAACGTTATTGACATTAGACGTTTGGCAGGGCTTTAAATTTTAGACATATTAGGAGAAAATAGAAAATGTCAAAAGTACTCTTAGAAAGCCGTTGGGACGAGACCAAAGAGGCCCTGTTAGAAGGCTTAAAAGGCACTCGCCGCTCAACAATGGGTGTTATTTTAGAAAACACCAAGAAACAGTTGCTTGCTGAAAGCACTGCAGGCACAACAACTGC